GAGGATGGAACGGGCATTCTGTCGAGTGACGGCGATTTGGCCGCACCTCTTCCGGGCGACACCCTTGAAGTCACTGAGGCTGATCTTGGCTGTGATGGTCAGGTGTGCTGGAAGAAAGTCGATAAGACGACCTTTGAGGAGTTTGACATCTCTTGTCAAGATCAGGCCATCTCGGGCGCCTATACGCTGTCGATCACTACAGCAGAGATCGATTATTACATCGTGGCCGTGGGTCGATGCAAGGATCCAGGATCGCCGGATGGATTTGGGTCTGGATTTGTCATTGGAACGACTGGAGCCGTTGAAGCGCCGCCTCCCACGCCAACCGCGCAATATGCTTGGTATTACACTGACGACAACGGCAACTCTCGAGGATTTAATAGTGCGCTTGAATATCCGCCAACATTCTCTGCGCCATATGCTTGCAATGCTTCCCCAACATTTTGTAGATACGATGTAACTATAACAAATTGTGATGGCACGACCTTTACAAGCTCCGCTATTGCGTACGGACCCTTTGGATCAACCCCCGCCTTTACGTTTGTAAGTAAAACATTTGTGGCAAATTGCCCATAAGCCATGGCCACCTTCCCCGCGCTTGAACCTGCCACCAGGACCTACACACCCGGCACAAATGCCAGCACGGAATTCGCAGTGCTCGATGGCTATGAGGCCAGCGTGCGGCATAGCAACGCCTCTGTAGGGCATGTGCTGCGCATGACGTTCCGCAGACTCACATCAGCCGAGCGGTTCAGCCTTGTCAGTCACTATGCGCTGCATGGCATCTTCGAGCCATTCGATCTCGACAGCGCCACGTTGATCGCCACGAACCTGACCTTCCCGTCGGGTTACCTCTGGCGGTATCTGTCGCCGCCTCAGCTTGACCAGACCTGTGACGTGACCGATGCCACAGTGGAACTGCAGCTCCTGCCGCCATACCTGATATGAACGCTTTCCCTGAGGTTCTGCCTGACAACTTCGCCTATGACCTGGGCGGCCTCAACGTCTCGGCTGAGGAAACGCAGAACGGTGCGCCTGTGATGTTCAGGCACAGCCTGCGGCAAAGCAACTACAGGCTGACACTGACTTACAACAACCTGATCGAGTCAGACGTCACGTTGATCCGTGATCACTATTTTCAGGCAGCTGGCAGCCATCGATCTTTCACCGTGCCATCAAGCCTCTGGAATGGCGCCGACGTGATTCCTGCGGATGGTCTGTATCGCTATGGCGCGAAGCCTGAGGAGCAGCAACGCGGGATCTATACAGACATGACCGTCGAGCTGATAGCGCTGATCGGAAACTTTTTGCTTTATGACCTGATCGGTGAACCGGCCACCCTCGGCGCTGAGGAGTCGTTCACGTCCTATGCCATGACTGGCACCGCTCCGTTCATCCTTGATGGCGATGATGCCGATCCGGCGGAGGATGCCACCCTTATCATCAAGGCTGGAGGCGCTGAGTCATGACTGCAACCACCATCCGCGTGCAGATGGCACAGCGGTCTGACACCGCGGCCAACTGGACATCAGCCAACCCTGTGTTGCTGGCGGGTGAGCTGGGTCATGAGAGCGACACCGACAAGCTGAAGATCGGTGATGGATCGACCAACTGGACGGGGCTGACCTATCTGCCGATTGATGGCACCTGGACTGGTGACACGATCGCGGTGGCTTATGGCGGCACTGGCCAGACCAGCTACACCAACGGCCAGCTGCTGATCGGTAATACGACCGGCAACACGCTGGCAAAGGGCACGCTTACAGCAGGCACCGGCATCGCGGTGACCAATGGTGCTGGTTCGATCACCTTGGCCATTGACTCAGACACGGCTATCGCTGATCTGACGAGCACAGCGACAAGCGGCACGCTGCCAACGGCTGATGGCTCGATCACGATCGCAGACGCCACGACTCCAACGGTGACGGAGCTGCTGGAGTATTGCGTGGAGCTTGAGGCAAAGCTGGAGGCCGTACTGGCGGCGTTGCGTACCGTTGGCGTGATCGCCACCTAGATACAGTGATGGGGTAGCACGCCACGGCGGCCAGTGATCGAGATCTACGCAGCGATCCTCGGCGCGAGCATTGGCGTCGTGAGCATGGGCGCGGCAGGTTTCACGCGGCGCAATACAGAATCCCGTGAGGCCGTAATCCGCCTCACCGCAGCAGTCGAATCCATCGCTGGAAAGCTGGAAGAGCTGCATCAGGACATGAAGGCCGATCGCAAGGAGATCTACACGCGCCTTAACGAGCATGGCAACAGGATCACATTGCTTGAGAGCAAGGACCGCTAGCCTCAAGGGGAGGATACTTTATGCCTACCATGCACCTCGAAGAGATCCTGGCCAGCCCGATCACTTGGATCATTGTGGCCGCTGCGTCTGAGATCATCGCCCTGTCGCCCCTGAAGGACAACAGCGTGATTCAGATCGTGTTTCACGCACTGCGCAGCCTGAAGCAAAAAAAGAGCTGATCCCTGCTGATGGCAGATGGCTGTGGCGTTTCAGCACACGCTCAGATTGGGCGCATGTGCAGCGCCTGATTGATCGCCGCAAGTTCGAGGCCACATTGAAGCCACGACTCGACGCTGAGATCGAGGATTGGCATAAAGCACAACCTGAAGCGATGCCGCCACCGTTGCGGCTTGATGACCTACACCTCCGAGCGCCTTGGTATGAGCCCGACAAGCCCGATCCGACTGATTGACCTGTTTCGGTATTACAAGCGACTGGGGCATCAAGATGCCGCGATCGAGGAGCTTGAGCAGGCGATCAACAAAGCAGCGCCTGGTCTGCTGAGCAGAGGCCAGGACTGGTACGGCACCTGGGCGTCGGCTGTGGAGGCACCTGCGCCGCAGTGGCCACTGACTAAGGCAGAGCTGGCTCAGATCATGCTGTGCAAGCCAGACGCCTTGCCTGATGACCTGATGAATGACCTGGCTCGCTGCTGCGAGGTGTTCAAGATCGACACACGTACAGAGCTGGCGTTCTTCCTTGGCCAGTGCGGCCATGAATCAGCAGGGCTGCGGTATCCCGTCGAGATCCACAGCGGCAGCAATTATGAAGGCCGGCAGGATCTTGGGAATGTGCATCCTGGTGATGGCGTCAAGTTTGCCGGCACGGGTTGGCTGCAATGCACTGGCCGCTACAACCATCAGCGCTTTAGCGATTATCTATCCAGCATCGGCAAGCCTGATCCGAAGGTCATGAACCTTGGCAAGACCTACACAAGCGAGGCCTACCCATGGACGATCTCAGGATTCTGGTGGCATGACAACAAAATGAAGCGGCTGATCCAGCAAGGCGCAAGCGTTGATCAGGTAGGTGCTCGGGTCAATGGCCGGATGCCTCCCAATGGCGCACAGGATCGCCGTGACTACACCGCCAGGGCGTTCAAGGTGCTCGGCGTCTAGAGCTGTCGCTGAGCCCTCTTAGCGGCTAGCTGCAGCGCCTGCTGATAGAACACCCTGGCCTGCCATTCCTGACGGTGTTCCTTGACCATGCCGGCATAGGTGACGCGCCAGATCTTGCCGTTTTTGGTGTCGATTTGCTCGATGGTTGGCGTGGTCATTATCGTTGAAGCAGCGGACAGGATCTGATGAGCTGGGCCGAGTGGATGGTTGTCAACCCAACCATGGAGCAGGAGCTGCAGATCGAGAAGAATGCCCGCATCCCCCTTCTGCATGATGACGCTGACCAGGTGCGGGAGCTGTGCTCGAAGCTGGTCAGGCAGTCTGCAATACAGGAGATCCTGCTGAAGCAAGCGCTCGGCAGGATCATGGAACTTGAGGCGATCGAAATGGCCAGCGACAGAAAGCGCCGCCGGCCGTGGTGGCGTTTCTGGTGATCAGCGCACGAGCGGTGCGATGTGCCTGGCCAGTTTGTTGGCGGCACGATCACGCCTCTGCCTGATGCGTTCACGGCTGACGCCTTTCTCCTTGCCGATCACATGCAACGCCTCCTGCTGCGTGCCGTTGAGCCCGTAGTAGCGCTGCAGGATTTCGGCATCCTCAGGATCGATGTAGACCATCGCTTCGTTGATGGCATCGGCTTTCTCGCGTTGATCCATCAGCTCAACGTCGATCGGTTCAGAGGCGATCATGTCCACCAAGGCTGACCCGTCTTTGTCATTGGTCAGGATCTTGTCGAGGCTGTCATGCCGTGCGGCGCGTTCGAGCACCATGGATAGCTCGCGTTCTTTGATGTTCAAGATCTCAGCGGCCTCGGCCAGCGTCGGTTCGCGGCCATGCGATAGCTGGAAGGTTTCGCGCAGCTTGATCAGCTTGTGGAGCTTTTCAAGCGAATGGATCGGCACGCGGATCATGCGGTCTGAGGTGTCGATCGCACGGCAGATCGCCTGCCTGATCCACCAGTAACTGTAGGTACTGAACTTGTAGCCACGGGAGGCGTCAAATAGCTCAACAGCACGATGCAGGCCGATGGTGCCCTCGCTGATGAGGTCCATCATGTCGAGCGTCTGACCAGCGCGACTGGCGAACCGCTTCGCAATGTTGACGACCAGCCGTAGGTTGCTGGTGATCATCTTGTCGAATGCACGCTTGCCGACACGCATGTCGCGCTTCTCTTGTGGTGTGCTCGGTTTGCCTTCGGTGTCACGCAACTCGATGTAGCGCTGCGCCTGGCGGGATAGCTCGATCTCCTGCTGCGGTGTCAGCAGCGGATAACGGCCGATCAGTTTGAGGTAGTCGCCGAAAGAGTCGGGGAAAGCAGCTGGCATGGTTTGGGGTGGTGTGCCGGCCGCAAAGTACCACGATTCTCAGGATCCGGCTGTGTTTGTGTTTTGATGCAACCAGATCCAGATTGTGCCTTCGCGTTCGGGATCCCAGAAGGGTTGCGTCCGGAACCATGACACCCAGTCATAGGAGCCTTTGCGGCTGTTGCAGGATGCGCAGCAGCTGATCAGGTTCTGCCGCGTTGTCTCGCCACCCTTGGACCGTGGCCGTACGTGATCAAGCGTTGTTGCGGGCCTATCGCAATAAGCGCAGCGGTGTTCCCACGCTTCGAGGATCGACTGTCTGAATTCGCGCTTCGCGCGGCGACGTGGCACAAGGATCGAGCCATCAATGAAACAGTCCACCTATTCAGTAAGGATGGGCGCTGAGATCGTGAAGCCTCGCTCTGAGTCGATGCAACGGAGCAACTGCTGCGGGCGTTCAGGAGCGAAGCCGAGCTTCATG